CTACACAAGTAGCCCAGTAGATTGCCCAGATGGTTGCAGATGTAATAATGGTAAATGTATCGAAATCACTAGATCAACCAGGGTGGATTCGTTTGAAATAAGCAGTGCCTATGGAGCCCAGCCAACAGGATGGTTAAGACATACTCACGGCGGTTGGTCAAGCTTTATGAACACATATGCAATTACAAAAATAAAGGAAAATGCCAATGGTAGGATGGATTTTGGTAGCTATACTTTTCAAGCACCTTGGACTGGAACCTTTGTTGTGATTGCTGCAGCTGATAATAAGATGGATAGTTATCTTAGAATTAATGGTAGAGACTGTCAACTCCAGGAACCTGTTGGTGAACCCAAAACAACCACATTTCATCTTGAAGAGGGTTTCAATAAAATTGATTTCAAGCTCAAAAACACTAATGAACCTGTAGAGGATGGGGGTGATGATTTTTCTAATAATCCAATGGGTATGGCGTATGTTATTAGAAGCGATGCAGCTTACCCTCCAGATCCACCTCCACCAGAATGTATAAAAGACTCAGATTGTCCAGATGGGGAAATTTGTGTAGATGGTGAATGTGTTCCTGCCCCAGAATGTATTGACGACAAAGATTGCCCACCTGGCTGGTCTTGTAAAAATGGTGTGTGTGTGCCAGAATGTGAAAAAGATAAGGACTGTCCACCTGGACAGATTTGTAAGGATGGTGTTTGTGTTGACGCCAGTGTGGATCCTTGTGAAGATAAGGAGTTTTGTTACTCGATTGATATTGATTGCTTAAAACGTAAACTGGGCATCTAACTTGTGTTATAATAAAAGGGAACTGAGAGGCATTATGACTGAATTGGTAAACTACTACAACATCACCCCAGAGCAAGTTCAGGAGGAAGTAAACCTCCTGGACCTGCAAAACATCAAACAACTGCCCGTTTCAAGGTCGAAAATTGATGATTTCTACTCTATGTGGCAGCGCTTTGGCCCAGCAGCTGCCAGAACTTACATGATTCCAACTGTTTGGACAGGTAAGAGCCCACTACCTAGTGAGTTTTTTAACACTAATGGATGAAGACACCACATTTGAGCTGCTCTATAAGCCTCCGCATGAAGAGCAGCACCAGAATTTGTCCAAAGTTTTGGATGAAATCATTAAAAGACTTGAAAAAATTGAAAATCAACTAAAAAATCTTAACTAATGGCAAAATTTTTCAGCAAAACTGGCGAATCATTCATCATTCCGCATAAAAAAGTGACCAGACAGGGTGATGGACCACGCACAAAGGTCACAAATCGCAAAAATTCTTCCAAAAGGAAGCTTTCAAGGGGACAAGGTCGCATCTAAATAACAAAAACAGGAGATTTATGTCTAATCAATACCCATATCCTGAGTTTTTACAGGAAACTATGTTTCAGGACCATGGAACCAAGGTTCTTATCACTGATCCAGCAGCAGATAGGCTGCTTGATGAAGCAAAAAAGAGAAACTTGAAGCAAAAGTACCCACAATGGGTACAAGAAGACACAAATTCATAATAAATAAGAGGGTAATCACCCTCTTTTTTTGTGTCTGTTGAACTTAGAAGGACTCAGAGGACGTTTGTAGACCTAAGTCTCGCGTTTGAACCCAATCCAACCACTGGTGACGTGACTTTATTGCTCAATGAGAGAGCAATTAACAACTCACTAAAGAATTTAATCTTATTTGGACCTCAAGAGGTGCCTTTTGACAGAGATATTGGTTCACATACCAGACATTACCTGTTTGATTTGGTTGATCCAGGCACTGCTGGACTGCTTAAGATTGAAATTGAGAGGGCAATCAAGTTTGGTGAGCCAAGAGCTAAGATTGAGAGTGTAAAGGTTGAACCTCAACTAGATCAAAACCATTTTATGGTTACAATCATCTATAAAATTGTGGGATATGATCAAGTGTTTACAGTCAATCAGATTTTGAAACCTACGAGATGAAGGATAAATAAGTGAAAGTAGAAAGAGTGTAATGGCGGGGCCAATAAAACTAACAGAAGTAGACTTTGAGCAGATTAAAACAAATCTGATTGATTATCTCAAGTCTACCAAACAATTTACTGATTATGACTTTGCTGGATCTAACTTGCAGGTCATTCTTAACCTTATTTCTTATCAAGCGCAACTGAATGCTTATACAGCAAACATGGTTGCTAATGAAAGTTTCCTCGCAAGTGCATCTTTAAGAGATAATGTTGTTGAGAATGCAAACATGTTGGGTTATGTGCCAACATCAACTCGTTCAAGTGTTACATTCTTGGATTTTGAGTTTAGATTGAATGCCTCTGACTTCCCACAGGGGTTTCCAGAGTATCTTGAGGTAAGACCTGGTCCTGTAGCATTCACAGGATCCAATACTGGCACCTTCACCTTTAATTTACTTGATGTTCAAGTTGCTGCAATTGTTTCATCTGCTGGTGTTTGTAAATTCCACTCAATCAAGGCGACTGAAGGCGTAAAATCCAGAGCTGTTTTTAATGTTGATAAGTCGGATTACAATCAGAGGTTTATTCTTGACAATCCCAACGTTGATTTAACCACAGTAAGGGTTGAAGTTCAAGAAACCTTAGATCAAGATATTGTTTATAACTATTCACAGGCAAATAACCTCACAGCACTAACCAAAGAGAGTAGAGTTTATTGGATTGAAGAGATTAGAGATGGGAAATATGAATTAACCTTTGGTGATGGTTTTTTTGGAAAGAAATTGGAGGATGGTGCAAGAATAGTAGTTACTTATCTGGTATCATCTGGTCCTCTTGGTAATAACCTTCAGGGTTTAGAGGAGTTTACTTTTGTTGGACAAACCTACGACTCCTTTGGCATCCCAGTGAAGGCAAGGGGAGTTATCACTAAGTCAGAAATGAGCAATAGTGGTTCTGAAATTGAACCAGTAAGTTCAATCAAGTTTAGAGCACCCAAAAGTTATGCAACCCAGAAGAGATGTGTAACTGCTCAGGACTATGAGAATATTATTAGGGAGTTATTCCCTGCTGTTGAGGACATCTACGTCTTTGGTGGTGAAAGAATGGAGATTCCTGAGTTTGGTCGTGTTTATGTTGTTATCAAACCCACCACTGGTGATGCAGTTTCAACAATAACTAAGAATTACCTCAAGAAATCACTTGAACCCTTTAGAATTGGTTCTTTAGACATCAAGTTCATTGATCCAGATGTTGTTAATGTTGAAATTTCATCAACTGTTTATTATGATGAGGCAAAAACAACAAAAGACAGCGGTTCTATCATTTCAGCAGTGAAGGACACACTTGAAAGTTATAAAATGTCGTCAACAGTGTCCAAGTTTGGTGGAGTGGTGAGGTTCTCATCCATTGTTAGTATGATTGATGACTCAGATCCGTCAATCACGAGAAATAACACCAGTTTGATTATGAGAAAAGATGTGAAACCACTGATGAACACTGCTGCATCCTATGAAATGTGTTTCCTCAACGAATTTGTAAGGGATTGTGATAATCCAGTGATTAGATCCAGTGGTTTCCAGTTAGAAATCAATGGTGTTGTTGATGAAAGAATGTTTTACTTTGAAGATGACACCAAGGGTGGCATTAGAACCTATTTCTTCACAGCAGATAACAGGAAAGTGATTGATGAAGCAGAGTTTGGCACAGTTGATTATGAAAAAGGTGAAATTAGACTTGGATATCAGAATCCAGTGAAGATTGTGAATGTAGATAATGAGCATTCACTTGTTTTTGTAAGAGTGATACCAAAATCACAGGATGTGGTGGCAACAGAAACCCTTTTCCTGTCACTCGACATTTCTGAATCACCTATTGGTGCTGCACCTGATAATAATATCGCTAAACTCCAATGACAGACAAGATTGTTTCCCCATCAACCCTTGTAGATTCAACTTTACCCAATTATATTGTTGAACAGTATGAAAGGTTTGTTAGGTTCTTTGAAAGGGCAGATGAAAGTGAAGAGAGGGTTGGTTTTTCGCAAGACTTGCTCCAGAACCTTCTGAAATACAGGGATTTTGATGTTTTCAGCAAACCTTTACCTGAAACATCAAAATTAATGCGCAATTTGTCTGCGAATAGCATTTCGCAGAGCATTGAACTCGATAGAGAGATTAAAACAAACAGGAATGAGTCATTTTTTGAAGAAACTCTACAAACTGATGTTTTACCCATCAGACAGCAACTAAGACTCACTGCAAGTCCAGAAGATGATAAGTTATTGCTTATGAATGGGGATGGATTCCCTGATGAAGATGGTGTTTTGCTGATTGGTGATGAAATTATACTTTACAGATACAGAGAGGGCAATTTTTGTTACAACTTGGAGAGAGGTTGCTCTGGAACAACAGTTTTAGGTAATCTAACCACTGAATCAACTTACAAGAACACAGTTCCTGCAGATCACTATGTTGATGATGAAGTTGTTAACCTGTCTGGGTTATTTCTTACTGCAATGTTGGATATTATCCATAAAACCTTTGCAGAACCTATTGATGCAACAAGAGTTCATCCAGAAATTAACAGAGGTACACTATTAAAGAAAATCAAGGATTTCTTCCAATCTAAGGGAACAAAATTAGGAATCAAGGCACTCTTCAAGATCTTTTTTGCTGAAAATGATGTTGAGGTGTTTTATCCTGGTGATAGGATGATTACCCCATCCAAATCCACTTGGTATGAGGGGATGTTGTTGAGATTAGTGCCTGCACCAGTTGCAGTATCAGATCCTGAGTATCCTTACATCACACCAGATAAAATGATTGGTTGTGAGATGGAATTGAAGTCATATAATGATGATAACATCTATGGCCGCATTTATGTTGATTATGCTTCATATTATGAATTCAATGATGATACTCAATATGAGATTTTTGTTGAGAAGGATAAAATTGCTGGGAGTACTCTTGCTAACCCCAGGACAACCCTCACAAGAAACCTTTATATGTATGGAACAGATGATGATGCGGTTGATGTTGATACTATCACTGTAGAGTCCACTCTGGGCTTCCCTGACAGTGGTGTTCTCATTATTGAGGGTGAAGCTATCAGATATGAGTCAAAGTCCTTCAACCAGTTTTTTGGTTGCTCTCGTGGATACATTGGCGCTGATGCACCTCATGAAATTGGAACATTTGTATATGGTCCTTATTTTTATGAAGGTTACATAACAGATTCAGATGGTATTGTCCATGCTTCAAGGTCATTTCCTCTTGGGTTGGTTAAGGATGTTAATATAAAGGATCAGGGACTGTTGCACAGGCTTGATGATTTTGTTTACCCAAATGGTCCAGGTAGAATTGAACCAAGGGAACCAATGCTGGAAGCATTGAAAGAAAACTATGAGGAGTGGCTGGTTACAGTAAATGATAGAGTCAATGCTAAAGAGTTTTTAGGTAATACCACTCACGGCATTAGTAGCATTTATTTTGATGATGATTATGCTTATGTGGCGTCATCAAACCTCCCATATAACCCAATCAGATCCTTTATGAGGAACACTGATAGGTATGGACTTGGTGGTGAGGGAGATGGAAATGCTGACATCATTAATATTGAAACACCAGATAAGGGGCAGAATGTTGGTAAACACATGAGACGTTTCAGGGGATTGCACGCATTCCCACGTCGTGATACAATCAAAGAGAATGAGCAGATTATGGACAAGGGCACAGGTCCTATTGGTTTATTTGTTGATGGTGTTCCTGCCTACAGTAATAACTCCCCCTACACTCTTAAGCAGGGGTCTGTG